TATCTGATAGTGATTCAAAAATTAAAGTTTATGACTTTGTACCAGACGAAGCCAAGTACCCGTTTTTCAGTATTGGGGAGTGTTCTCTCGAAGACTGGTCGTCGAAGACGGATTGGGGTGTTTCTGTAGTTTACCAAATATCAGCTTGGTCAGACGCAAAAGGGATGAGGCAAGTAAATGATATGGTGAACTCGGTGGTAGAATTATTTATCGACTCGCGCACAGCACTCGAAGATAATTTTCACTTAAAGGGCACTGAACTTGTAAGCGTTGATGTGCATCGGCATGAAAATGGAGAAGTCAGGTTCGCTGACGTCTCTCTGCGATTTTTAATCTCGCAAGATTAATTATCGGTAAAAACTAAATAAAAAAGGAGACATTACTATGTCTACACCTCAAACAATTATGGCAAACCGTATCATCGGTAAAGATATCCTTCTTTACGTGGACGTAAATGGAAGCCCTATGTTAGTAGCTGGTCAGCGTGAAGGCGGAATCGATATTAGTCGCGAGTCAGTTGACTTAACTACTAAAGATGACTGGGTAGTAGCTGGCGAAGTTGGCGCTCAGGGAACTGGTATGCGCTTGTTTAAGCCTTCATTCGGAACATGGAAGGCAACTCTTGGTGGTATTATCACTTATGATGCCACTGGAGCAGACCTGTTGACTGACGCCGTGTTGGATGCCACTCAGGTAACTATCACTGTTGCTGTGGGAACACGTACCTTTAAAGGTTTATGCAACATTAACTCTTTCAACAAGACTGGCGCAATGGCTGGTGAAGCTACTTATACCGCCGACCTGCAAGGTTGCGGTGCGTTAGTTGTGGACGAAGGCGCTGTTATTCAGGGGATACAAGTAATTGCGTATCCTGTAGCCGGCGTTGGTACTATCGCCTCATTAACTATTCCAACAGGTGGAACATATGTTGCTAATTCCTGTACAGTATCAGTTAATGGCATCCCATTGCTTGTAAAAGTTGGTGATGGCTCTACTACTCCAGGGTGGGACGTCGCTCCTACCGCGTCTGGCGTGGGTGGGACATTATCTTTTGCAGGTCAAGGCTTAGGCTCTGACGTTGACGGTATCGACGGTGTAACAACTGGAGATGAAGTTAAGGTTACCTACAACTATACAGTATAATCTGTAATCTATTCTCAGCCCCATGCCCATAGCGCATGGGAGGCCAATAATGTGACGCAGAGCCTTTATCAAAAAGGCTCTGCATTTCTAAAATTAAAAAAGGGAGCACACCTTGTCTAACGAATTAGTATACCCTGATGGTATGGCGAAAATACAATTAACAATCCATAAAGTTGACGAAGTAACCGGAGAATTAAAAGTCGGCTATCCTAAAGATTATTTCCTACGATTCACCTCTGGTGCTTTTAAAATGTACCGTGAACTTATTAAAGAAAAATCCATTGGCTTAGAAGAAAGTGAGAGTCTCACCACTTTAGAGGCTGTCGCTGTTGCTGTCTGGGCGGGGCTACAGTGGTCGCCAGCGCAACGGAGCCTAAGTTATGACGACGTAGAGAATGCTATCGATTGTGCGATGCTTTCTAATGGTCAGGTTGACGGTCTGGCTGACGCTGTAGGAAAAGCTATGGGATTGTCCTTGCCACCAGAAGGAGCAGACGAAGAGACGCAAAAAAAAATGCTGGCGGAGATGTTGGGGAAAGTGACAGGGAGATACGGGGGGATGTAAGTCAAGAAATTGATATTATTGAAGCCACTCCTCTTACTGAGGAACAGATTAAAAAAGAAGAGAAGGCACAGGAATTGCGAGGCATACAAGTAGCAATGGAAGCAGGATTAACAGAACATGAATATTGGTGGGAATATACTCCAGCTCAACTAATGAGATATATTTCTACCAGTTTAAAAAAGAAAGAAGAGCGCATGTGGGAGTCAGCTTGGTTTATGCGCATGATATTAGCAACACAAGGGTCTAAGATAGAAAATATTTACGACTTGTTACCATTTAAAGACCCTAACGCAGAAATTATTGCAGTTGCTATCAATGAGCAACCAGAGGCGAGTGATGTAGAATATATGAAGAACATGTTTAAAAACGCGCCTAAAACGATTAATAAATGATAATACAATAATGGATTTACAATCCGTTATTGTATTATATAATCAAAAAGTATATACTTTATACGAGGAGTCTTAAATGGCTGTACATATTAAATTATCCAGTATGGTAGAATCAGCGGCGAAGCTGAATGATATTTATGAAGACGTATTAAATTTTTATCACGTTAATAATGTGCCGGATGAAACAGAGGATAAAGTTGTTTTTGTTATACAGAATAAAAAAATAGTCAAACAACACTTAGTTGTGCTTAAAAAATTCATAGATATATACGATAAAAAAATAAAAGACAACTGCATCCAGAGCGATAAAGTATCTCGCAATACCACTTTTATGCGCGAAGTAGAAACACGGTTACAAAATATATTAAAAGATTTTCCAGAAGTAATAGCGTTGTATCAGGATGCCCGAGCAAATAAAAAAATCCAACCATCACCTATAGATTTGCGCAAAAAAGCAGAATTATTAATCATCTCCAGAGTTATGGACACCACCACAACTATAGGGAAAATAGCTGAAAAACTATCAAACACTCGCGAATATATGTTGCTTAGTGGTTTAGAGCAGTTGTTAAAAGGACGAGGACATACAGATATTGGTATAGTTGATAAATACCACGACTGCGTAAAACAACGTGATTTGTATGGGCGTTTATTAAAGGCGGAGGCAACCACCAGTCAGGGTGCTCCGCGTCCGAATAAGGTAGAACAAGAAAGAAAAGAAGCAGAAGCTAAATTAAATCTATTTATCCATGAACGCTATGGTACCTTTGTATATAAACATACTCGAGGCGGTGTTATATCTTACAATAGTTATATAGAGTATGGCACAACTAAAAAAACTTTAGAAGAGATGGATGGAGATGATATAAAACAACTATTAATAGAAAAGTATCGTATTCTGAAAAATATAGAAGCAGAAACAGTTAATATTGTGCGGGAAATAAAAGCCAATGCGCCAGCGTCTTTACCTCACTTAGAAGAGCTTAATGATAAGATTATAAACACTTGGGCGGCATCCGCGCAGGACATTATATATCAAATGGAAGCTATTGGTCATGTTGCAGATTTAAAAGAGAAGGCAGTCGATAGTGACACAACTATTAAAGGCGCTTTCAATCAAACTATTAAATATAATATAAAAAAGCAATTGCAATTAATAATCAGAGGGACAACTGAATGTGTAGCTGTGGCTACTACTTGTTTAAATAAACTAATGACTCAGGCAGATATTTTAGATAAGAGGATATCTGCGGCAGTAGAGCTTGCGCATAGTCAAGATTCGGAGATGGCAAAAATAACAAAACGGTACTCAGAGCTTAAAACACGTTATGCGAATAGAGAGCAAGAGGTTTGGGCTAATTTACCTGATTACAAAAAAGAACAAATCAAAAAGGGTAGTCGCTCTGGTCGGTTCGTTCCTGCTAACAATATGGCTTCTGTGGTTGATAGCATCAGAAAAGAGTTGGAAGTATTATTAATACAAATTGAAAAAATATTACCAGAAGCAAAAACTGGCGGGCGAATAAGTCTTAACGCGACTAAAGAAGGTATTGATTCTTTATTAACTCTTATTAATAGAGAAAATCCTATATTTAATCGTCAAGAATCTATTAATGCAGATATACGGGAAAAAGCATATATAGATGATATTAATCAAAAATTAGATAATGTCCATAAGCGTTGGTTGAGAGCAACACAAGCTCACGCGTATTTATTACTATACAAAAATCCTCTTAGTGATAATATTGAGAGATTACACGACAACTATCAAGAGGTACATAATTATATTGTAGATATTATAAACATGAACCCGTTCCAAAGAAAAATACGAGGAACAGATATATTTGTTAGCTACAGAACTATTGATTTTATTTTTAGCGCCCCCAAAGACGTTCTTGCTCCCATGTTGTATACATTCTTGGCAGATGGGTTAGAATTAGTAGAAGAAAAAAGAGTAGAGATAAATAAGAAGTGGGGTCATATCACTACTAAGCCTACAGGTTATTCCACGGGCGCGCCAGAGATTTCTTCTAAGGATACTGATTTTGTTGACGTGCAAGTAATGTTTGATGAGTTATCATCAGAATATAAAAAACTATTAGAAACTATCAAAAACCCTGAGAAATTTAGAGAAGGGTTAGATGATAAGATGTATCACATAGCTGTGGATGCCCGCAGAAGAAATATCGGTAAACTAAAAAATTATATTAATAATATTAATAATGAGGTTGATAAGCAAGAAAAACTTACTGCTATAGGGGAAAATGTTAACGATATTGTAGCTCGTAAGAAACTTAACAAAACGTTGCAAAGTCAAGCTAACGCTATCGGTAGGGAAATAGAAAGCGATAAGTTCTCTGTCAAATATACAACAGAAAAGCCCGTATATAAAGTTAAAACCCGCGCAGAGATAGAAAAATTATTCGCTGAGAAGGGTGGTAATTCCATCCTTGCTATAGGCGCAAAAATAAAAGCTGAAACTGAAAAGATTTTAAAGGGTGGAGATATATCTTGGGTTGCCGAGATGGAAGCTCTTTTAGTATCTTCGGGTATACGCGTTGAAGATACCGATGCTATACATAGGTTAAATATATCAAAAAGAAGGATAGTAGTAGAGCGTGTACAATTATTAGAAAAAATAAATCTATTAATTAAAGACATAAAAATGGCTCGTAGATATCCACCGAAAGGTAAACTGAGCGACACTTATAAAACCTATTTAGATAAAACGGAAGCTAAACTATATGTATTGAAAAAGTATTATAGTGAATCATTCTTAGAAATATTGGCGCCTTTTTATCAAGAATACTGGGCTGATTATTACAAGAAGAATCCTAAGAAGCCTCTTAAAAAGTATACCCCCCGCGCTATGACTATTGAAGAAGCGGCAAAGTTAGAAGGTTGGGAGCCGATAGGTTTTTACACGCACATACATAGTCATGGTTTAACACACCAGATACAATATCGATTTATCAGTAATGACCCTCCTGTAGGGAGAATGATTACTGACGAGCAGCCTATGGTTATGGATTTTGATGAACACCCATATGGGATGAGGCCACTACCTGGATTCCACGGTTCTCTTATTAATATGGTCAGATTACACAAAAGAAAGGCGACTACGCGGTCTTATATTATAAAAGGCGAAGTAGGAGATATTGTAAAATTCTGGAGTAGTGCAGGTTTCGTATATTGCGAGATTACTGCGGCAGCATATGATATAACAAAGTTAGCTCCTCCGGTAGGCATGTTCAAGGATAAAGGATTAAATATCCAGCGTTCTGACTTTGGTTATGCTCAACGCACATCTGAGAATATCGCGGCGGCAGACTTTACTATAGCTATTGCATCTGATTTTAAAACTCCGGGCGAAGCCAGAACACTGCGAGAATCAGGGAGAATGAATAAGCCTATAATACAGATTCAGCACGACGCCAAGGTCGCAACAGAATCTGTAAAAATAGTGACAGCTATAAATGATGTCGCGGGTAAATTAAAGAGAGCTATTATTATTAATGGCGCCGGAAATACTGCTAATAAGATAGTGGGTGGGCAAGAGGCGGCAGATAAATATGCTTACGATTTATTAAAAGCAGTTATACACTCGTCCGCTAAAAAGTTTGATATAATCGGCGTAAGAACAGGCGGGCAGACAGGATATGACATAGCTATAGCTAAGGCGGCTAATAAATTAGGCATTCCAACCCTTATTCATGCGGCTCGTGGTCACGAGGCTTCGGACGCTATCTACAAAGATAAGTTTATGATAGAGGTTAGTTCTGATGAGACTGCTTACCTGACTGAAGATGAATACAGAGAGTATCTATCTACTGGAAAGGTCGCAGAGCACGCTATATACAAACAAAACGAGAGACCAATCCTTAATTATAAAAGAAAAGAGATAAAAGCAGACAAGCATACTCTGTATATATTTACTGACAACTGCAAAAGAACCAGTGGTCAGACTCCTATAGAGGAGCGTTCATGGTATACAGATAAATATGGTTCAGGCTTATGTTATCCGTCTATGACACAAGCGGTAGCGCGAGGTCTAAACAACGCTTATCCAATTAGCACAATGAAGGATTTTTCGAGAACTCAATGGGAAGACTCGGAATTTGAACAGTTTAAATTAGTTATTAATGATGAAATAAACGATATTAAAAATGCTCGCGGTAAATTTAGCGCAATGAAATGGTCTGGAAACTTTATGGAAGGAGACTCCAAAATTGGCCAAGGAAGCATATCTAAATTACCACCAAGATTGCAAGAATATTTAGATAACAAATTAATGGAGATTGGGATAAATCAAAAGGGCGCCCAAGCCAGTATTAAAACTGGGTCAGTTGTAGAGCGCGACCCCAACTACCGTTACACATGGGGTAGATACGGAAACCCATCAGAACCATCTTTCGAGGTTACTACGCAAGCTCCTCCATTGCCTAATGGTGACAGAAGGTTTTCGGCACTAAGTGCTAAATTTAGTGACGGGGAATCTATTGAAGACAAATGGTATTTCGATGTGAGAGGATGGAGAGCTGATGCTATAGAAAAAGGGTTGACTAAGACAAGTTATGTTTACTCTGGCAAAGGTTCTATGAGCGATTTAGACCCAGCGCAAGAATGGTTAGCGTATAAAGCATTATGGGTTCGTTGGGCACGCAAAAATCCTGAACTTATGGAAGAATTACGCAAAAATGCTTATGGTCGAAGATTAACTGATAAATTCGCCACAACTACCGTCTCGCAGGCGCGAGCATTATGTGAGATATTAAATGGTGATTTGTCGATTATGACAGATAAAATATTAATGCCACAAATAGAGCGCCTCCCCAGCGGTCAACCTCTTGGTGGGAAGATAACTAATGTTTTAGAAAAAGCGCAAGCAGTTGACGGGAAGAAGGCGCTGGCAAAAGCTGACCTTGCTAATAAGTTTATTGGTTTTGGAGATGGTGTATATGATACAGACGGTAAAACAAATGCGAGTTCAACTCAGCACTATCGCATACAGGCTGGTTTGTTAGCGAATACTGGAGTATATTTCAAAACAGACGTTGTGTTTGTTTCTGTAGTAGGTTCGCGAGGCGGTTTTGATAACGCTTTCGCGAATATATTCAAAACACTGGCAGAAGTAAAGAGGGCTGTAGACGGCGGAGCCATATTGTTGACAGACAATAAGTTCGATACACAATCATCTTCCTATAATATAGGGGAAAAAGAACTGGTGAAATACTTAACCTCTTTAGGAGTATCATATACCGAGGTTATACATAAAGGTTGCCTTATCGGTATGTGGAATAAATATCCTATTCATGTTGTGGAGAATAAAGATAACGTGTTTGTTACAACTAACCCTTGGGTTGTTCAAGAGGGCAAAGACGGGACTAATGCGACAAAGAAAGTTGTGTATATATATCCGAATAGACAAAGGCTCGCATTAGACTTAGAAAGAACTCATCCTGGTCTATCAGAAAAAGGTCAAAGCGATGTGGATATTCTTGACAGAGCTGACCACGTAATATCAATAGGATATGACCGTGTTGTTTTTGGAGACCACGGCGCGTACATAGAAATGAACTACGGCCAAATGCAACTCGGTTTAGAGTGGCAGTTGCGCATGAAAGGCGGAACAGCTTATTATGATGAGATGTATACGCCGGGTCACGCTAAAGTATATAAACAATTAAGAGATGTAAAAAATCTTAAACAACCCCCTGTGAAGACAACTAATATCCACGCTTGGAGACATAATGTTCGTCAAGATGTCGAAGGATATGCGGATTATATTCCCGGAAAGTTTTACGTATCTGTAGACGATGTTAAAATACGCAAACACAAGGGGGAAACTCCAGCTCCTAACATAATGGTTATAGAGGGGAAAATCCCTGTATTGATAAGTTTGATAGGTCACTTTAATAATATTACAGAAACGATAGATGCTAAACTTACTCGATATGAATCAATAATATTTGCTAACATATCTTCTCCAGAAGTATTAGAAAAACAACATAAAGGGAGAAGACGGAGAAACGAGTTCAAACCTTTAAGCAAGAAAGACGCGTTCGCGCCCGAATACGCAACAGAGTCGTTGCGTAGAAAAGCGAAAATTCCTGATAATATAATATTATCCGATGGGCAACAGCTTGATATTGAGAATACAAAAAATATGATAGTAGAATTGTATAAAAATATGACTGCTACCAGCGAAGAAGTCCTTAGTATTATAAAGAAACCAGATTCTGGCGTCCAGAGAGAAAGGATAAAACGCTTAACACCCCCTTATAAGAGATTAAACAAAGACAGGGAGATTATACAGATAGCTATTATTAGGTTTAATAAAATGCTGGGAATTAATTTAGCGGCTGAAATAGCTCCTGAACCAGATTTGTTTATATCTATAAATCATACTGCTGTTAAGAACGTATGTAAACTAATCAAAGACTTGTCAGATTCTATTAATCAGAAAATTGGTGCCTTGCAACAGTTGTTTACTACAACCAGAAAAGACACTCGCGATATCGCTCACGAATTAATAGATTTGATTTCCGAGCGTGATAGATTGTTGTTTCTTTATAATAGACACAACAAGAATCGCATACACCTTTCTCTTGTAAAAATAGCGAACTTTGAACCTACGGTCGGTATTAAGCAATGGACAGCAGAGTTGAAACAGTTAGAGATTGATAGCAAGGGAGGAGAATCTGAATGAGAAAAGAAACAGAAGCAGAAGCAATAGCCAGATTACAGGCAGAAAGTAGTCGTAAACACAACGAGAGGTTGCAACATGCTGATGCCGAAAGAGAGGCAGAAGAGTTAGCTCCTCATACCGATAGTCAGAGTGTTAGAGAAATAATAAAAATATGTCGCGAATCCCTTGCGGAGATACGGTCACTTAGTGTACAATTCAGTAGTGATAGAGCTTTAGTTGAATCTATGTATAGATACTTTGAGGTAAAGCCTATTTCAATGAAGGATTTAGAAAGTTCTTTGAAGAAAACAACAAAAGGGGTTATCGACTATTATGATAAGCAGGTTAGTTTTATATCTTCAATAACAGAAGATACAACCGTAGCAGTAATAGAAAGAAGGGAAGCTGAATTAGATAAACAGTTTACCACATGGCAGCGAAATTTGATAGATTGTCTTAATAAAAATATAGACGTTTTAAAACAAGCTATTAAAGAGTTCGAAGAAGAAGGGAATAACGAGGAGCAGGTAATTAGGGCGCGAGGATTAATAGAACGTAACAAATCCTTAATATCTGAAATAAGTAATAATTCCTAAGAGGGCACAGCAATGGCACCAAAAAAGTATAAAACAGAAGCAGAAATAATAGTGGAAAAAGCGAAAAAGCAAAATAGGCAGACGCCCTTAACGGCGACTCAACCTTCGCTTTTTCCAGAAGAAGCCGTTGACCGTGCTGAGGAAGTTTTAAACCAAGTAAATGATTTGCAGGGCAATTTAATGAAACCTGCACAATCTTATAGCAAGGTTGTAAGAGAACAGGTGAAACGCGTAAAAGACAGTAACACACTGGTTGCAGGTCGTAAAGGACGAAAGCCAACCCCGGCAGTACCATTTTCGCAGGAAGAAAAAAACAACATTATCAAAAGGGTGCAAAATATCCTGGATAACGAATTAGTTGTATACATAGACACAGAATTTAGTGATTATAGCGGAAAAGCTCATACCATAGAGACCGCGATGAAGAATATTGGGGTGGATAATCCAGCAGACGCAGCAGTGCAAGCGTTAGTAGGGAGTAAAAAGTCGACATGGAATAAAGATTTCGTGCAAATAGCGGGGCTTATTCATGATAAAGGACAAGAGATTGGGCAGTTTGACGAGTGGGGAAATATCTCTAATGATGTGGTAAATAAAAATGCAGAGATGGTTACTCACGAAACTTTGGGAAAAATCAATCCTCAAATGTTGTCACAATTCCCCGCGCAAGGTGAGATGTTAGCTAATGTGTCTAAAAAACTTCCCCAGCAACCTTTTTATGCTATAGGTAGTAACGTAGAAACTGCCGATATACTTCCGATAATGAAAGAGATGATATTTAACGGAGTGCAAACCCCAACTATTAAGGGGTCAATTAATACTGCTACTTTAGCAAAAGCGCTGGGTGTCGCTGGCAAGAACAAAAAAGACCCAAGCAAACCAAGTTACGGATTGCAAGAGGTAAGCGAGTCCTTGGGTCACATCCCAGAGAATGCGCACAACGCCCTTGATGATAATAAAACTGTGCGCACAGTATTAGAAAGGTTATTAATGTCACCAAGCGCGCTGGTTGATTTGTTAGAAGGAAAACATACAGATTTAAGTTCTGCTGGAGACCCCAATCAAGCACACTTAGCAATATTAGAGCAGGGTATAAAAAACGCTGTAAATCGTGGTGGTGTAAGTTCTAACCCACAATCACCATATTATAACGCTCCTGCCCCGTCGCTCATACCTGATGAAAACCCGCCAGTAGTAGATTTGGGTTCTCCTGTTGTGCTTAGAGAGAAGGGAGCCCCTGGTAGTAGGGTAAATAATTTAATAAAAGGTATTGTAGATAAGTTTAAGAAAATAGAGGCAGATTTCTCTAATAGATATAATAACGCAGGAAGTCACGAAGATAGGAAGGATGTATTACATAAATGGATAGATGAATTATTCACATTAAGTAATTATGCTGATGAAGTTATGGCAAGAACAGAGATATCTTCAAATAGGAAATTGCGGCTACAGTGCATAAACATAAAACTAAATATAGGTAAACGAAGAGGCTTTCTTGTTGCGTTAAGTCAGGCGCTATACGCACCGACAGGAAGAAAACCTTTACCACAACAAATAGAGAATAGATTTAAGCCAATTACAGGAGTAGGCGGAGGAGAAGCGCAGTCAGAACCGGTTATTAGCGACGCGCCGTTAGGGGGTATTAATAATAACCGTCCTAATACTATACACCCATTATTAGGAGGAAATGGGGCGAACATGCCACCAGCCCCAGTTAATACGCAGACAGATAATGAGAATTATACCGAACCGCCAGAATTCAATGACCACTCGAACGACCAGCCAAACCTCCCTCCTGATGGCGGAGCGAATAGAGATACGGCGATAGCGAAGTGGAAAAGTATACAGGCAGAAGAAAAAACTCTGAGAGAAGCAATACGCATAGTTAGGAAAATGACAGACACGGTTTCACAAAGCGATACAGCTAAAATATTGTTGCAAAAAGTGAATACTTTAATTGCAGAAGCGCACACAGTGATAGCGACGATAAAACAAGGAGACAACCAACATGGCTGATAACAAATATGATATACTATTAACTAATCTTAATCAGGACAAGCAAGAATTAGAAAAGATTATTAACTTAGCAAGCAAACGCCGTCCTGAGTATCATACAGCTGGGGAGAGCGCACTTAATGTTCCTCTCATGTCACAGGTCGCTGGTTATGACGATTTAGCAAGAATAGAAAATGACGCCAAGAAAGCACAGGTATTATCGCACCAAATATCAGGGACAATTTATGGCGGAAAAGGATTCGAAGGACAGACATTAGACGAAACTCATGTGTACGGGTTGGCTTTGACTGCCCATATAAGTAACATGAAAGCTGGAGCGTCTTATGCAAATGACTTAGGCACACAGTTAAATGATGCAGATACCGGAACAGGTAGTGAATATCACAAGAGACGCGACGATTTGAACAATCAAATACATGCCGCTGAAGAATCTCTTAAACTGCTACAACAAGCGGGCGGAGCGCCAAATCAAAAAATGTATGAAGATTATATGCGCAAGAAAACTCAGGCATTTATAGATGAAGATACCAATACCACGCATACTCCTCAAATGAAATTAGAGAGAGCTTCTAAAGAAATTACAGATGCTCAAAACTTTGAAGATAGTTTAGACAGTGGCGATACGCGCATGAAGGGCGCAAAACTTAGAGTGCGGATGCTGAAAAAATCATTCAGAGACCCTAATTCTAACCTTGGCGAATCTACATCTTGGGCTGGTGCATCGCAAGCTATAAACAACTTAAACGATGTATCAGTAGGAAGCGCGGCGCAGGCGACATCTGTAGATTATATACAAAAGATAATGGCGGCTTATTATGATATAATACGCGATACCTCTGATAAGGGGGTTCAAAAACTACTGGCTGGACGCATTAAGTTAATGCAAAATGCCTTGAGAGAAGCCGGTAGGTCAAGCGGGCAACAAGGCATGGAATATGCCAAAATATTCCAAGAAAAGTTTATTGTCGCAGGTCAAGACCCTCTCGCAATAGGTTCAGACACATATCATTCCCAAGAAACTAAAAAGTATCGTATGGCTCTCGATGAGCACCGATTGCTAACGTCTGGTGGAAAAAGCGATGTAACCGGTATTGATTATGCAACTATTGTGGGCAATCCAGCACTACGCGGGGCTATAGAAGGGGCATTGAAAGAACAAATCCAAAGTATGCTTATTAACCTGCGGGCATCATCATCCGAATATCTTGACCAACAAAAATTGCACTTTGGCACAATGTTTGATACAAGGGGCAACCTTGGTTCTATGCAGGGCGACTTGGCAAATATGGGCAAGAAGCAACAAGAGATACGCAACAAGTATATTGAGGCTTCACAGAATTATAAAGACGCAACTCCGGGGTCAGCAGAGCACGAGATAAGCGGATTTAATATGAACTTATACCGTCGTCAATTAACAGACATGAAGGCGGTAGAAGCAGAAGCTAAGCACACCTTTGCTTACGAAATGTCCAGAAGTATTACTAATAGAGCGCCACACGAACTAAACCAAGGCAACAAACCAATGGATAGGTTGCAGAATTACGGGGAACGCTTCGGTATAGCATCCTCTGCTGTGGCAAAAGATTTCGAGGAAAGATTCGGGGCTATCAAGCGCCACATGGCGGGCATCTCTAATTACGCGTTCATGGCGGCTGGCGGGATGCTGGCGATGGTGGGACACGCAACGAAGTTGGCGGCTGAGTTCCAGAAAACTCGTATCGTATTCGCGGCGTTGTTGCAAGACCAAGGCAAAGCGAATATGTTGGTTAGTGAGATTATGCAGTACTCATTACGTACTCCATACCAGTTCCAAGATATTACCGCTATGGCGTCTACCTTACTTGCGTCAGGTTATAAGTCTGACGAGTTGATGAGCACATTAAAACCAATTATCGATTCTGTAACTGCTGTTGGTGGAGATAAATCCCTATTAGACAGAGTTATTTATGACTTTGGTAAAATGAAGTCTACAGAGCGTATCGATGCAAGGGAAATGAGAACATTGGCTTACGCCCGTATTCCTGGCTGGCAGATGCTTGGAGAGTTCTACAAAGATAAAGATGGGAACACACCATACTTCGATGAAGAGACGGGGACTGTTAATACCCACAAATTAATGAAAGATGTTTCCAAGGGAAAAATCAGAGGCGAAGGTCGCGAAGCTATTTTAGAAGGCATGACTGCACGCTACGGTGGTGTAGCCGAAGAAAGAATGAACTCTACTGCTGGTCGTTTAGAGAACTTCCAAGAGAGAATGACTTTCGCGGCTGTTAAAATAGCCAGCGCTTTCTTGCCGTTAGCAGACACTATATTAGAAGCTGGTAAAAATCTATTAAACTTCCTTAGCACTCCAGGTATGCGCGAGATGTTACAAGCATTAGCTAAGATGGTTATCTATGGTGGGTTAATTGTTGGAGTCTTAGGTAGAATAGCTGTCGGTGTTATTGTTATGCAACAGTTCAGTAAAGTGATGCTTATCACTAATCTATTAGCTAACGGAGCAGGGCTAAGTTTCACTCAAGCAGCTGACGGCGTGTGGAAATTTAATTTTGCAGCTGCGGCGGGGACAACGACGGTGACTCGGTTCGGGGCGGCATTAAAATGGGCGTCTATGAATATGGGTTGGATAGCATTAATCGGTGTATTATTAGTCGGGGCTATTACTATATATAACGCTTATATCGCGAAAACTAAAGATGCGTCTAAAACTTTCGCAGATACACAAACGTCTGCTCAAGATTTAGCGATGTCTTACAATAAGGTTGCTGACAATCTTGCCAGTTGTTTACGCAACTTCGAAAAATACTCTAAGTCAGCTAATGACAATACAGAGGCTAATAACATATATAAATCTTCTTTAGAAAATTTAGCTATGGCTATCAGTATGTCATCTGATAAATATAAAGACTACAACGCGCTGTTAGCGATGAACAAAGAAGAGTTAAAGGCTGTAGCCACAGAAGAAGCAAGATTACAGAGAATTAAAGCTGGCAAATTAGATGCAGAAGCAACTCAGGCTGGGGCGTTTAGCACTCTGGCTGGAATGGTAAACCTTACTAAAGGTTCCGACCCAGCGGGTTTGCAGTCTCAGTTGGCGCGCGATGTGGTGGCAGACGGTTCGTTTTATACTACAGCCGCCGGATGGGGGGCTGTCGCTGGAGGATTAGTGGACACTCTTACTTTAGGGTTATCGGTAGATAATCGAGCCCCAGAAGGTCAGAGAGGGTTTTATGAAGACGGCGCTAAAATAGCTGCCAATCTTGCGGCAAGAAATAAAAGGATTAAAGCATTTGAAACAGCAGGATTCGACAATAAAACAGCTGTACAAAAAACAGACCAACTAAGAGAAGACCTGCTCCAATCAAATACAATAGAAGATACCGAGAAGCGCACTGAAAAGCAAGCTGAAATTATAGCTCGTGTTTATAACGACATGTTAACGAAGATGAAAGAGAACCCTCGCTATGATGTCAAGAGGTATAACGAATTATTCCAAGAAGCACAAAACTTAAACGTTGCTCGCGCCACCGTTAACGACGCTAAACTGAAAAAATCTGCGTCTATTAATCCTTTGATAGATATTGGGGCGCCAAGTTTAGAAGAAGGAGTATATGGCTTAGGTTATGATGAGGCTAACAGACGCGCTGTCGCAGAAAATATTGCGCAGGCGCAGAAAGACCTTATGGCTGAACGCCGACTTAACAATAGGGCTGCCAGAGCTGGCGAGGGAACGAAGATTATTGTCGACGAAAAATATAATGTAGCTGTGGACAATATTGAGTTAACGTATACAGCGGAGAATAAGAAACTTGAAGATAGAAGGCAGAAGTCTTTAGCGCGTGAAGACTGGAAAGAAACTTCTGCTATTGAACAGGAACAACAGTATCTTAAAAACGAAAGGGATGCGAAAATATCCCAATTAGATGAAGATATCTTAGAAAAAGACGCTACTCCTGAACAAAAAGCGAAGTTGCATAACGTTAACGCTGAGTATAATAAAAATATGGCGCTATTGTTTAAAGAGCAACAGAAAAAAATAGACGCCACTAACGATAAAGATAAGCAAGATATAATAGTCGAGGAGACAAGGAAGAAGTCGCAAGAGCTTAATAATAAGAAGATAGCCGATAGGGAAACTATATTAGGTAAAATGCAATCTTACCAAGGCTATACCCCAACAGTAGGCGGGGAGTCTGATTCTGAAAAAGCGTATGACAAGCGCCTTAAAAATGAAGAAGCTCGCTTTGCTAATGCACAAAAAGTTTTGAAGGAATTTGAAGAGCGTTCTATTCAGGTAGGGACAGCTTCTGCCGCAAGACAGATAATGGGTGGAGTAACTCCTGCTAACTTTAAGTTAACGAAAGCCGAGCAAGATAGAAAGAAAATGATAGCTGACAAAAACTTAGCAGAGGCTTTGCGTGCGCGAGAATTTGATAGTGTTACCGGAGAAGAAATCATTAATCCTGAGACTACTATGAGAATTTCTGAGGCACAGGCACAAGTCGCCATATTAGAAAATGTTAATAAGCTATTAGACGAAAAGCTAAAAATACTTATATCTACTGGCGCTCCATTAGAAGTTATTAAAATGCTGACTGATGATATCGCCACAAACGTTATGAAGGGCAGTAGCTCGTTTGATGTGTTCGCAACAAAAGCGGAGATAATCTCTAAGATTATTAATGACCCATTGCGTTTAGACGAGTGGGCGAAAGACCCTGGGTCGCTATCCAAATTGATAGACCAAATGGAACGCCTGCAAGCCGCATCGGAAGCATTAAGCAAAACCCGCACGTTGAACGAGTCCATTGTGGATATCAAGCGTAAAATAGAAGCCAACGGCGGAGCTACAGCGGAAGACGCTATTAAGCTAATAGACGAGCGCATGGCACTGCGCGTAGCCAGACACCGTGCTGGTTTAGATAAGAATGATAAATCAGGCGTTAAAGCAGAGGTTGAAGGTCTACAAACAGTAATGCCAGCGCCGGTATTAACGACACCTATAGTAGCACCTATTGTTACGCCAGTCGCTGGCGCAACCACAGGTGCTACCGTTGCTCCGTTGCACCCGCAACGCGCGGCGTACTTGGAATACCAAGAAGCGCGAGACAAAACTGCCTTTGCTAAAAAGATGATGGATAGAGAGGATAAGAAGTACTACTCTTTAGCAAACAAAGAAAAAGGCAATAAGGCGCTAAAAAAAGAGCAAGATGCTATAATAGCTGGTTTAATGGATAATTTTCAGTTCGAAAACGCACCAGTGTTGGAAACAATTTTAGCAAGAGGGGCTAATGTCCCAGAAGAAGTAATCTCAAGAGCTTTACAATATGCTCAAGATTCTGCGGGGAATTCTGTAAAGATAGTAAACGGTAAAGTCGTTTTAACCAAGCCAAAACCTTTACATGCGCCGACTAACGACTTTAATGCAGTTGGAAAAATGATGCCCGTTGTCCCAGTATTAGGAGCAATACCTGGAACTGGCAATGCTAATGCGGCGCACGTTGAGGCAATCCTGCGTGGAGACCCTAAAACCCTATTGAATAAGGGCGCGAAGTTAGACCGCCTTATAGCTATTAAACAAGAAATACAGTCCAATAAGGATAACTTTATGGATTATCTCTCAGGCTCCGGCGAAAAGGTCAGAAAGCACGCAGAGGGTAACTATAATAAAGCTAAAGCCGCCGAAAAAGCCGCCTATGATAAATGGCAGGCTGAGAGACTAAAGCCGGGCGCCAGCAATATTGCCGATGCATCTGACACTGTTAAAATACCATTACCAATGATATTGAAGCCAGCTGAGCCGACAACGTCTGGAGTTTTATCAAGTGTTAAACCTGTTGAAACTTTGCCATTCCCAACCTTGACCGGAGAAGAGTGGATGAGAAAAATGAAAGGTAAAGGCGGAGCGAAGCCTATTATTCCTTCTAAATTATGGGAGCCACTCAAAGACGAGATTAACTTTGTTCGTCAGTTTGTCGACCCAGCAGTCTTGAAGACTGTCAAATTATCGGACAAAGCGAACCACAACCCTAATTCAATGGCGAACTTTGGGGAGCGTGATGGTACAGGATTACCTGAGATTAGACTTTCTGTTAAAGAAAGAGAGAAGTTAGCTAATTTCAATAGGGACAAAGTTAATATGACTCCCGAGGAAATCGCGGAATATAAGAGTGAGATGGTAAACACTTTAGCTCATGAATACTATCACGCATTTTATCGGGCTGATACAACTTTCCCCGGAACTCCAGACGCTAAAGTACAAGAGGCGGCGGCGTTTAGTACAGCTAATGCTATAACTAAAAAGTATACCGATAAAAAGGGATTTGCGACTTATGATGACCAGTCCCCTTATCCTGTTACACCAAGTTTTGGTAAGGATAAAACAACTGGAATTCAGACTCCGGTAAAAGCCCCTGTAATACAAATACCAAAAGTTCCTGAGTTGACAGCGGACGAACAACTACGAGCAGAGCAAGCCGCTGATTTGCAATTAAAAATAGCTATTAAGAAGGCCGGTCAAATTGAAGACGCTCTTATCGAAGGCGTCAAGGGAATTGCACAGGCTTACCGCAAGGTAGAGATGGAATACAAAATTCTTGGAAAAACTGTTGGTACAGAAGAAAACGCAAAAATCATGGAAGGCGTTTGGAAGAGTATTATCGACAATATTATCGCCGCTGGCGGAACAGAAGCAGACATCAATCCTCAGTGGAAAAAGAAATATAAAGAAGCTCATGATGTGTTAATAGAAATGGCATTCCAGAAACAGGAATTAGACCGCTTGGCTTCTGCGGCGACATCCACTATGAATGCCGAGAAAGAAGTGGACTCTGCCAATATAGCTGTCAGCGCAGTGTTGCCGGGCGACCGTGTTGGTATGATGAACGCGATGGCGAACAGAGATAAAAAACTGCGAGCTCGCGACTTTAATAAAGAAATGGTCGAAGAAGAGAAGCGCCATCAAGCGGCGTTATTAAAAGCGCGGTTGGATATGACTGGCAAAGAAGAGGAAAAAGAAAATCAGCGTAACGCTCGGTTCTTGGCTCGCAAAAAGTTTGAACAAGAAGCAACCGAGGCTGGTTTCGATGCTCAACTTCAAGCTGCGACAGCTTACGAAGAACGCATGAGAGCCCTCCGCGAAAACAATGCCGTGGACGCCCTTGGCAAAGTGTTCGGTTTGGGCGCAGAACAACAGAAGTACATGAAACTGGGTGCTTCTCGCCAAGACCGCGCTACTCAAGAAATGTACGCAGGGGCAGGATTCTTGGTAGATATGAACAAAGGCATGGCAAATGCTCAGAGTCGTAATAGTTATACTAATGTCCTTGGTGGATTTGCCAATGTTGGTCTAAGAGACTATAATAGGTTCGGCAAAGACCTGAACGCGTTCGACTTTAAAAACCCTAACATGTCAGGCAACCAAGGTATCCTTGGTGACGATGGTAAGCCATTAGATTGGCGCACAATGGATGCCCAGAGATTTATTAATGAGAAACTTATAACAGAGGCTATAGATAAAGCTAACGCATCTGTGCGAGAATCTAAAATCAGTATGGAAACTGCGGCTGGTGTGCCGGGGACAGGGGTGCAGATTGGTAAATTAACTATAGATAATAACATCCATGTTAAGTTCACTGGCAAAGCCGAGAAACTGCTTGAAGACGCAGGGGCGTTAACATCTACAGGTGGCGCGTTCGGAAAATAAATGAGGTAAAAAGTTATGGTCGGGGATAAGAGAAGTATTTTAAAAGTGAAGTGCGCTCCAGAAAATCTGAGGGTAGAAAAAATCTACCCTCAGAATACCGCAGCGCCAGAATCTTATCAGATGCGTGAATATAGAATCAAAGTCCCGTATGGAGAGGCAAACCCTACTATGTCTATATTTGTAGAGTTCGCGTATCCAGGTACTCCACAGATAAGCGTTGTTACCAACGGGTCAGCGCCGGTAGTATATGCCTCTAACAGTAAAACAGTCCACTGTAACACTAATACCAATTATATATTTTATGATAGTTTCTCGTCATTTGTAGAAGTAGTGGTATTATTTGAGGTGTTACAACCTACCACACAGGTGATGTCGGCGATATTTGAATGTATACAAAACACAACCCCTAATCTTGTGAAGATTATTCCTGTCCCTGCTGATAACAACGTGCCGTCATATATTAACTATACACTTGACGGGTCAACACCTACCCCAAACTCAACTTATTATATCCATGACACGCAAATTACTATCAAGAGACCTTGCCAAGTCCGGGCGATTATAACGCCTGTTCATAAAGACTTGATATATAATAACAAAAAATACGTGTCAGGCATTACAGCCTCGGCTCAATATGAAGTTGTCCCTTATACCTTTACGCCACTGAAAATAAAGTTTACTCCGCCAGAGGGTGAATTGTTACGCAACCCGCAAATGGTCGCCTTATCAGTCGTGCCATCTAATGTCCCTGCGACTATTTATTATACGGTAAACGGAGACGACC